AATAATGCGATCTTTACACCGTTCTTGAACAACTCAGGCAAGAATGTGTTGAATGTCTCGTAGGTCTTACCAGCACCAGTTGCAGCGTAAACAACTTTGGCAACACCTTTAAACTCATCGTTAACATTCCGTATAGATTCTAACACGGGATTAACGAGGAATTCTCGAGCAGTTTCGTATTTTGGTTCAGGAAGTGTCATAACAAATAATCTCTCATTAACTTACCTTGTAATAGTACATGTTTGTGAAACAAAAGTCAAGGCATTTTGAAAACTTTTTTGTGTGAATTTTCACACTCACGAGATGTCACGCTCCCGTACTTTGCAGTACTCCTCAGTGACACGGGTGATGGTGTAGAGGCGACCATCCGCCTCCAACACCTCAATGGTGGAACCAACAGGGATTGACTCCCCGCCGGTGAAGTTTTGGGTAACGCAGTTGTATGATAGGGTCATGATTATGCCTCCTTAGGCGCAAACAGTTTACCGAAACCTTCGACCAGAAGGTTGTAAGAGTAGACTTCGTATCTCCACTCATGGTCGAAATTGTAGTCGTCAGTCTCAAGGGCTTCAACTTCCGCTTTCGCGTACCGTTTCTCAAAACCTTGAAGAGCTTCAAGAGTATCGTCAGTACCCATGAAACCTTTGATGATACGCAGGGCTTGGTTAAAGTCAATACCCGCAGACTGCATTTCTTCGAGTTCGTATTCAGTTTGGTAAATCAATCGTGCCATATCAAGTTCTCTCTCTATCATCAAATTACAGAGTAATTATAGGCGATATCAGAAAGAAAGTCAAGGCTTTTTTTGGAAATAAGCCAAAAAAGTTTTGGTAATTTTACGCAAAGAAGTCTTCGAGTGTTGCAGCGGGTTCTGCCGTCCACCCCACCGCATCTAGGATCGGTTCGAGTGGATCAAGGAATGTCTTCTCGAACATCGTGTCGTAATCGATGTGCGTGTGCAGACCCAGTTCCTTGGGCAGGTTCAACGGAAACGACACCACGTTCTCACCTAGACGGTTGGGCATACGGAGATAGACAAACTTGATCTTCTCTCCGGTCTTCACCAACTCGACCTTGTTCTGTAGTCCCGCCTGTGCGATTGCGTTGTTGAAACACAGCGCACCACGAACGTGGATGGGTGTCCCCTTCTTGTAGACTGTGCGGTAATCAGACCACTTACCAAGATCAGACACTCCGCGAGGGAACGATACGTCCTCTGGCGGTAGGTTCTTGAATTGGGACTTGAAGTCCGAAATGAACTGTTGTGTGTCTGATTCGGTACCTTCGATGATGACGCGGAAGATGTCGCGCATCCTATCACGTACGACCGCAGGCGTGGAAGACTTGATCGCCTCGATCCCCATCATCTTGAGTTTAGGTTCTGCGTACTGAACACCCTCGTTGTTGTGGACGTTCAGGATGTAACGTTTCTTCGCCATCCAGATACCACGGTCTGCAATAACCTCACGACCCATCTCCATGCGATTGACATACGCACCACTGACCTCAGCCATCTTCTCGTATGCCTTGCGGAGTTGTTTCTCGAAATGCGTAGAGCAGATCTTGTCAAGGAACGCAACAGGATTCTTGGGTTGGAACTTATCTACCAGACCACCCATGCGGATATAGACAGAGTCGGTATCGATTGCGACGACGTAGTCATCATCGGTCTGGAGTATGCCTTGCATCTCAGAGTTCACTGCGCGTTCTGCCCACTTGATCGACAACTGACCCGCAAGAGTAATAGACTCTGCAACGCGTTGGTCAAAGTAACGGAAGTACTTGTTACCCAGCGCACCGTAGAGTGAGTTCATCAAGATCTTGATCGCCATCTGTTGATTGTTGAGTGATGTGATGCGGTACTCAAGTTTCTTGGATGGGTTGGTCTGCATTTCCTGTTCGCACTTCAACATCTCATTCTTGACAATGCGACGTTCTGCGTAGTACTGTTCAATGATTGCGGGAACCACACCCTTGCGTTCATGAGAGAATCGAATCCCCGTGGGCGCAAGAGAGTATCCCTCTTCGGTCACTACGGTAGTGCCGTTGAGGAAACTGTCAACAGAAATGTTAGGAACGATACCATCCATCACGGTCTCAGGTGACATGTTGTACTGAACAATAATGTTAGGATACAGAGAGTTCAAGTCGAATGACGTGACCCATTCATGCGAACCCACTTGCGGTTCTTTCACGTAACCGCCTGGGTATGGAGTCTTGGACTTCTCGACCTTGGGTGGTACTGCGATCTTCTGTTCGTTCAGCATACGATAGATGATCGAGTCCCAGATGTTCGTGGTACCCAGAGTGTCGGTATAGTTCACACCCGCCTTGTATGCCATGGTCAACACCAGAGAGATGAGATCCAGTTTCTCATCGAGGCGGTGCACCAACTCAACGTCCTTCAGGTTGTAGTCGATGAACTTCTGGTAGTCTTCCTTGTACAGAGTAAACAGGTTGCCGTGTTCTTCGTACGAGAGTTTGCGTTCACCCAGTTCGACAAACGCGATGTGGTCAAGACGATACGATTCCTGTTGCGTGTAGGTGAACTTCTTGTAAACGTCAAGGTAGTCAAGTTGTTCGATACCCTCAAGGACATATGCCTGATTGGCCTTCCCGTTGATCATGACGTTACGTTCGCGAATGATTCCCCACGGAGACATACGGTTAGACATCTTGTCGTCACCCGTGAGTTTACGCATACGGTTAACCAGATATGGAATATCAAAGAACTGCGTGTTCCACCCAGTGATCGCATCGGGGCAGTGCATCTCCCAGTACTTGACAAACTTCTGGAGTAGGTCAAACTCATCACTGCACTTGATGTAGAGAACACCATCCGATGGTGTGTAGTCCCCCATGCCCCAGACCCAGTAAGTACCGTCGTGCGCACGAAGTGCGATAGAGATTACCGGATGTGCAGCCTCTGCGGGTTCTGGAAACCCTTGATCGGACGCGACCTCGATATCGATGTTGCAGACGTGCACCAACGAACGGTCGAAGTCAATACGTTTTGGAAACTTGCGAGTAATGAACTGCGCAACATAGTTGTTGTTGCCATGCACCTCGACGTTAGAAACGTCCTTGTACATGTTGATGAAGTCAGTGGCCTCCGACATGTTGTCGAACTGCATCTCGACGACAGACTTACCGTCTAGTGTGCGCCAGTCCGATGGAGAGTCACCAGTGACATAGAGTGTGGGTTGAAACGGAATCTTCTTCTTGATTCGTTCGCCGTTCTTGTAACCGCGATACAGGATGTTGTTACCGCGGCGTAGTGCAGATGTGTAAAATTCAGTCATGGTCACCATTATACAGAAACAAAGAGGGGTTGTCAATCACTTTGGTAAGTTTCACATATATCATACATGTCATAACCACATAGGGTCATGGCGTTCCTCTTGTATTTTAATCGTTCCATCTCATACATCCAGCGATAATGAGAGTTGTATCTACACAGATACAGTTTGTTGTGGTAGGACGCGAACGGAACCAACTTACCACTGCGTAAGTATTCGATAGTTCCTTCGGTAACGCCTGGCCACTGGTTAGACATCCAATCATCAACTGCGACCACACCGTCACGTGCGACAAGGTTCTCGCACAGGCGTAAGTCACTCACCACGTGTTCTTTATGGTGACCCGCGTCTATGGATATCAGTTTGAACATATTACCATTAAAGTGATCGGTTGTCAACATCATTGTGTCTTCGGTAATCACATTGACGTTTTTACCCTGCCATCGATTGTCGTATGTTTGCAAGAACGTCCTGAATATCTTCTCTTGGTCTACGCAGTCCCCTCCGGAGTGACTGACGTTATAATCCTGTTTGTCGTCAAAGATATCCACTGCATACGACTCTCCGGACTCTACGGTCATGTTCATGGCGATAAACATCTTACCCGTGTGCACACCCAACTCCATGACACCACCTTCGGTGTTGATATTGCGGGTGGTCAACCAATCCAGAAACTTCAGGTCGATTTTCAGAAACCAGCCAGGAATGGTCTCCAATCGACTCTGATACTTACGCAAGTCGGGGTTCTCGATAGAGTACGCGTCAAAGAACGGAACAGACTCATCATTGATAGAACCCTTGGCGTGTCTAGGGTTCTTGTTGTTTAGTCGATGCAACATTAGTCTATGACGTGGAAGAAGTGGTGACGTGTCCACGGTTCCTGAATGTGTTTGTCACTATAACCGTGATGATCTTGGGTAACTGCCAAGCGTCGTGAAATTACCTGAGTCGTCGGTGTCTGGATTCCTCTTCGCATTGGATCTGTCACATTATAAGGATAACCAATGTCGCGACACATTGTTAATGTGTCACAATTGTGCCATGGATGAATCGCAGTGTTACCCATACCAAAGAACTGTTGTTCCTCCAAGTAGTCCGTAGTAAATGTGCGGTACAAACGTTGCAGCGTACAGTAGGGCCCGCAGTTAATCGGAAAATCTTTGGTGGTTAGGATATGATACATCCAGTGTGCCGCACGTTGATCCATGCAGTACATACCCATAAACAATCCGATGTTGGAGTATAACATACTTTCGGCAGTAAGTGCAAGTGATTTAAACACCTCGAATCGTTCTGGTATCAGAAACGTGTCATGTTCGATGATCCAAAACTTTTCGTTCTGTTCACCCTGTTGACGCATAAGTTCCCAGTGAGAACACATGCCCGCCTTTTCTGTGGGTGAGTGATCATCCTTGTTCTTACCCGACTGCACGTCAGCCAACATCAATGATGGTGCCCAGTTATACTTCGCACAGTGTTCTTCAAAGTCTGGACTCTCCGGTGTAATCGCATCGAAGACTTCTATCCCGTCAATGATTCCAGCCTCAATCGCGGGTATGAATGACCTACGAGAAATCTCCGCATACTCTTCGGAGACCGCATTACCCTTTACTACTATCTGTTTTATCTTCATACTTTAATTCTGTCTTGTGATTGGTGACCCTTGTGCGTCATAGGCACATAGTCTCTCTCTATGTATTCCCATGCGATACTAGGTCTAAATTCGTCACTCTTGTTTTTATAACAACCGTGCACTAAGTTGGGGTGAAAGAATATCGCAAAGATGTCGTCCATCTCGATATCCACTAATAGGTCATAACGTGTTATCCACATCCAGTTGAATGGGCCGTTAGACGGTTTTGCGTGTAACGCATCGTTAGTCCCATGATGGGACATAGGCATTACTCTGAGACAACCACGCTCCTTAGTCGCACCCTTGACAAACACGTCGCAACTAATCAACTTGTCAGGGTTGGCACGAATGTAATGATTGTCTTGGTGAAAGTCTACAGAAAAGCCACGTTTTGGTGTCATAGGAAAGAACTTCGATATGTACGTATCTAAGTGTTCCATACCTAGTAACTTACGAGCAGTTTCGGTCAACTTATCATTACGACCCAAGTCACGGAATACTTCGGACACTTCCATCGCGCCTTCTAGTTTGCATGGATTGTGCGGTTCATTCATCGTCCAATTCTCACCGTCGTCCACACGAGACAGTCCGATCTCCGTGTACCTATCGACTTCGAGTGTTAGACGTTCGAGTTCTTCGGGGGATATGAAATCAGTGACGACCACGTAACCCAACTCATGGAATTTATCTAGACTGGTATTCATCGATAAACTCTTGTATGGCCTCTGGACGTTTCAGTCGGCAGTGAACAAACTTGGTGTCGGATGTGCGGTAGTCACGTAGACAACATGCCCAGCGGTCACCCTCTTTCCAGAACTCTTCGAACAGGTGAGAGTTCCAACACTGGTCTAGTAGTTGTATGTCTGCTTCGTTCCCGTAAAACATCTGTTGCAGAAACGGTTGGTCATTGAAGAAAAACTCGTTGGCCTTGATGTTAACCATATGGTTAATATATTCGGGTAGGTTGTACCAATCCCGTGCCTTGCGTCTTACTTCTTTTGAATACAAGCATACACCCGTATTCAGATTCTCACGTACGTACTGGTGATGACTTCTCCAGTGTTCATAACGTTCGCGAGTGATCTGGTGCAAGTCATTTAGGAAAGGTTCAGGTACCATGCCCACCTCACCAGTGAAGACATCGAATATGTTATCGTCGGTGACGGGGAAGATATCAACGTCGGCAAACATGACTGTGTCGTAGTCGTCGAATGCGTAGTCTAGTAGAGGTTTGAGTGCACCAAAGTATTGATCGAATCCGTTGGTGGTGTATCCCTTAGACGCAAGATAGTTGGTGTTCTGTTCGAATCGGTACTCTACACCGATACGTCTAGCGTATGCAGCCATTGCGTCGATGCCTGCGGATACTTCGGGTGTGATGTCACCGTCCCAGTATTGATATATTATGTTCATTCATCACCATAGAAAAAGGGGACTTGCGTCCCCTCTTATTTAGACCAGTTGTTGAACGCAGAATGCTATCACAAACACACTTGATAGCGATGCGAACAACCAACCCATCTCTTCGATTCTAGTAATCTTAGACGACGGTAGGCGGTTCTTCTCCATTGTTTTGCTCCTCGTATAATCGATTGATTGCTATTTTACGAGGCTTCTGACTTTCAGGGATTATTACTTCCAACGCGATGGCGAGTAATCCGTTCCTGAACTCAGCTCCCATTACTTCAACATACTCCGACAGACGGAACTGACGTTCAAATCTCTTCGTCGAAATGCCCTTGTGAATATACTCTCTAGTGTCGTTGACAGACCCTCGAATGCTAAGTGTTCGGTTCTTTACTTCGATCTCAAGTTCGTCTTCCGAAAATCCGGCGACTGCTAACTCGATTAGGTATTGATCCTCTCCCGTCTTTAGAATATTGTGCGGGGGGAACGTATCACCCGAATGTCTGGCGACTCTATCCAATTCGTCGATCATACTATCAAATCCGACGAATGCTGAACGTGGGAACAGTTGTTTTGCTGTTAATGTCATGTTTTGACTCCTTAAATTTAAGCAAGTTATGATTCGACACCCAACTATTTGGCATGTCGATACTATATATACCGAACGTGTAGTTCAGTAACACTTCGTGTGAAAAAGTTACGTAGCCCCTACGGGTTATTCGTCATCTTCTTCACTATCGAAATCTGGATAGTCGTCATCGTGGACGCCTACCAAGGGAACTGAATCATCGATAAGGACAACTCTATCATTCTCGATCATGTCGATGATCTCTTCAGTCACCTTTCTGTCCATCTCTAGGAATGCCATACGATCATGGATCATGGCGAGATGGTCTTTATACATTTTAAGTTCGCGTTCTTTTTCTTTCTTTACCTTCAAGACCTTTGATAGTGAAACAACATTCTCATCAGTCATGGTTACGTCCTTAATAGTACTGCGATGGGTCTGGCCCGCCCTCCACACCAAAGGAGAATGAGACCCTCGAAATCCTTGGAAAAACTTGGTGGTGTGTGCCACGTGGCAGGTATACGTACATACCTGGCTCGAAGTCGAACGGTTCTTCGTTATTAATGCCTTCTACCTTGAGACCGACAGTTGAGATAACTTGAACCAAGAATACGTCCATCGAATCCTTGTGCCACGGGTATGATCCACTCGCACGACCGAATCCACTAAACGCAATGTTAGTGATTTTGTTTTCGTGCAGAGTGAATACTTCTTGCATTTCCTCATAGATGTTCTTCGCAAACTCCGGTGCACTACCGCGAGAATGAAAAGAGTTGAGGCCGATGCGCATTTTATCAGAGTTGCGGTCATACAACTCATCTGGGTGAGAGTCCATCATATTCATGAACTCGTTCCACCCATAGGTCTCTTCCATGTTAAAAGGCAAGCGACCTACGAATGGAGTTTTTGTTTTGATGTTTTCATCACGATCTTCAAAGATCCCATAATAATTTTCTGACATGAATTAACTGTTCCCAATATTATACTTTGGTTGTAATGTCCAGTTAGGCTTATCTTTATAAGCAATGATTTTGATCTGACGCATAGGTGCGCAGTTCTTTGCAACTTCCTTATTTAGAATTGTGACTAGGCCCCAATCCTGTAGTAGGGTTGCGATAGTGTTGCGACGTTCTACGTCACTGACTTCTAGGTTTGACTTCTTACCGTCCAAAAGGAATAGTTCCTTGAAGTGAACGATGAAGTAACGTCCTTGTTTGTGCAGGATATGGCAAGACTGAAACAGAGTATTGTCACGACGTGACGCTACACCGATTCGAGTCAATGTCTCTCGCACTTTTAGAAAGTCGTCTGGTTCCGACAGTGCTATCTCTAGCATCATATCCGGATTCCATTGGACTAGGTTATTCTCTTCCACCCTTGTACACCTTCTTTTTAATACTTGTTATTTCTTCTTGTGACAACAACGATACCGCTTGTCTTGCCTTGGCGTTACTATATCCATAATATTCTTTGACTGCGTCAAGAGAATCCGACTGCGCTACTTTGTCCCATTTGGAAAAACGCTTTTTCTTCCTCACTATATTTATAAGAAAGTCGTTTTGCATCTTCGCATCAAGATGGTGCAACCTATTCATTTCATTGACAAGAACGGCCGTGTCCGGAAAGTAGGACAGAGAACGATTCACCAAATAACTGTTATACTGCTTCGCGTTCTCAGGGTCGATATCAATTAGATTGACCTTACTATCATTTATACTCTTAAGAAAGTCGAACGGACTTAACTTAGATCCTGTCTTCAATTTTACACCACCCATTTTCATAATCACGTCGGTACAGTTTCTTGATGCGGCGTCTCTGCATGTGAGTCAGCGCGTCACCGTACATTTTCAATGTGGTCTTGTTGTCGTGAATCTTCACTTGATCCTCCGACAAACCCAACTCACAGGCTTCGTTTAAGAATACCATAAGTTGGTCTAGTTCGTCAATATGAACAACCATATCGTATTCACTTGGTTTACCCAAATACCACGACTGCGT